TATGTTATAATATACCCAACGATAAGGAGTGGTAATTATGAAGCGGTTCGCCAAATATATTTTCAACGTAATAAGATTGCTTGTGACTATAATTTTCTTGTATATCTTCGTTGGAATAGCTTTCCCCGCTATCGTTTACTACGTTGCACGGTTCATATATGGGTAAATTTTATTAAAAGAGGACAGTTTTAACACTGTCCTCTTTTTTATTTACCTGTGTGCAAGATTCCAGAGTGGTCTACCATTAGCAATGTCAGAACCAATTTCAGCTATTTTTGCTATAGTTTGGTCAACTGTATTAACGTCATTCGTCCCCGGGTAAAGCGTTTCATTAAGTCTCTTTTGTCTTGCTGCCGCTTCTTCCTCTTTTCTCCGTTTAGCTCCCTCGTGGTCAAAACTGGAAGCAATCATCCTATACCAAGGATGGTCAGTGCCAAGGTGTTCAGCCGCCAGTTCTAAAACATCTTTAGCGGTGTATCCGTCTTTAAGCACCTGGTTAATACCTGCATTGATAGAGTTCCAATCATTCCAATCAACGCCTTGTTTATCGCTATCAGAAGCATCGGAATGATTATTAGTGTACTGCCCGCTGCTCGCTTTACCCATGCGTTCACGCCGGTATTGCTTTATCATGGCTCGTGATTCTTCCCATTCTTCTTGCATAGAAGGAGGAAGTTTGAAATTCGGATTTGCTCCCTTGTTCTCTTGATAATATGCTTCTATTTCGCCAGCACGTTTCTGTGCTTCCTTGTAATCAGCAGTGCTAATGCTATATTTGCCATTTTTAGACTTCAAGCCAGCGAAATATACTCGCTCTTTAAAATCCTGCGCCTTATCCTCTAAGTTCCATACACGATTCTGTACAGCATTTTCACGCGCAACCTTGACTTGCTTGTCATACCTCTTGTCAGCAACTTTCTCGTCATACAATGCCAGAGGGCCTACAATCTGGCTTGCGTAAGTCTTATAAGTATCGGGAGAATACTGTTTAAGAGTTTCCAGCTCCTGCATAGCCTGCATAAAAGAAACTGCGTCCGGATCATGGTGAACGGAATATAAATTGCCGTCCTCGCCTTTCTCCACGGTGTCATAGCCATAGAACATCTTCTTTTGGATAGACGGAAGAAGAACCGCGTCAGCTCGCTTTGCAATGTCGCTTTTGACTTCTCCGACTTTCTCGTCGATAACATCTTTAGCAAGTCCTGCTTTTCTCAACGCCTTACGCACGTTATCTTCGGTATAATCTGGATTCCAATTATACGCCGCCTGTGCCGTTGGGTTGCTAGCAAGTACAGTTTGAGCTTCTTTTTCTTTATTTAATGCGTTCTGATTTGCCTGTAAAGCCTTGTTAATTGAATATTCCTTGCCGCCTGCGCCCTTTAATTGGTCAAGCGGCGAGGGAACGCTAAGCTTATATGGGTCTTGCGGCTCTGCCATTTGTGCGCCCATTCCCATAAAATCAATGCCTGGCTGGTTAAGTTGTCCCATCCCTGTCGCCTGCGTTGCACCCTGCGCTCCTGCCTGCTGTGCTATTTTGTTGGTTATAACCTGCACTGCATCCTCATCGCTTATGCCTGCTCTACGAGCGTCAGCAATACGCTGAATTGCACGTTGGTTCTGCATCTGCTCAATAATATCATCAGCTTTTGCGCCTTGCCGCTTTTTGGCATTTGCCGCCCACATATTGCCGTATGCGTCACCTAGCATCATGCCAATTTGAAAAGCGGGGTCATTAGTAAAACTCATTATCCCACCACCTTTAGAACAGTTTGTTCACGAACGCCGAATTGCCAGCCAAGCCAGTAGCCACGCCGCCAAGCAATGAGCCTAAACCGCCGCCATTATTCTTAGTTGTAGTTGTGCCATACTTGCCTGCGATACTGCCAAGCGTGCCGGAGTTTGCGCTGTCCAAACCAAGGGACAACTGCCACATCTGCTTAGGAATGTTGATAGCTGCATCCTGTGCGCCTGCCGCTGTAGTAATTCCCTGCCCTGCATTAGAGATTTGGTCATTATACAAACTGCCCAAGGTCTGGACGTTATTGGTAAACTGATTAGCCATAGTGTTGGCTACGTTCTTGCTAATATCGTTCATGCCTTGATTGGTTACACTGCTGTTTATAACGCCTTTATTCCCCATAGTGTTAAGCAGGTTGCCTACGCTGTTCTGCACGCCGCTCTGTACGGCTTGTGTCATATTATCGGTATACGCCTGCGGTAATTGTCCTTGAGCAAGATTGCCAAGTCCTTGCTGTGCATTGCTGATTTGCTGCTGCGCGTTCTTGTTAGCAGTGTTGAAATCATATTGTGTATCAGCAAAGGAATTCCACAAAATGTCACCAGCACGTTGGTTAAGCTGAATCATGTTGGGATAAATCTTGTCAAGGTATCCCATCTGCTTCACTAGTAATTGGCGTTCTTCAGGAGACATTTGATAAGTGGTAGTGCTGCCACCCTTACCTTTGAACATTTGCAGGTTGAAATAAAACTTTTTCATTTGTTAACCTCGCTGACAACGTAATAAGCATTACATTGTTTATCCTCGTCCCACCATGCAGGCCAACAATAAAAGGGCTTCCCTAAATGGTTAAGCCCCTCAATCTTGTATCCGTTGTGCCGTTCCGGTTGGACAATTTTTGATTGTATTTTAAACTTCAGTAATCGTAAATAAGGCAAGATATGTCTTGTACAGATAGTAACCATGCGCGGTATATTATGTTCCCTGCAAACGCGCACCCCAATATCGTACCAATACTTGCCGTCCCCGCAACATTCATATACGTACATCACTGAATGGTCTGCCGCTACCCAGTACTGTGCATAGCCTTTATCCTTGTCGAACAGCGTTGTGTAGCCGGGTGGGCAGTAATGCTTGTCCCCTGTCTTATCTTCGTATATTTTTACCCATTCTTGAAAACTAGGCATATCATTTCACCACCGTGTAAAGCACGATAGTCGTAATGGTGTGCTGGCTTTCCGATGAAAGAGTAAGCTGTAATGAGTTAAGCGTATCGTAAAGGTACTTCAACCTTCGCGGCTTTTTCAGCAAATGCTTCCAGCTCTGCTTCCCTGCCGTAAGATTGACTACGCCGTTTACGTCGCCCTCAATCTGAATATCGTACTTTCTAGTATAGAACGCCACCGCAGTCGTCAGCCTGCGTGTGACGAGTTTTGTTTTTATCGGCTGTCCGTTGTCCGTGCTGTATTCAAAACTCCAGCGATACAGCGCATTGCCGCTCAAAATGATAATTCCGTTTGACGTTTCCGCCATATCGTCAATATCAAAAGGGAACTCCAGTTCATAACCTGCCATCATGTTGTACTGATAGATGAACAAAAGTTTTTTGTTGCTGCTGCTCGGGCGGATAATAAGCTGGCGTTTGCTGACGGCGTTCCAGCACATCGGATTACTGATATTCGCTGTCAGCGATTTGTTGAACTTATAGCCAATCTCATTCATGGTGAAGTTGCCGTAAGTCTGCACTGTGTCGACACTCCGTATACCATTTCTTGTGATAAACGCCACACTGTCGCCAACAATCTCGATAGACTTCTGGATATCCTCTGCATAGCTTTTCTCGCCAACCTGCGATACATTCCATGCAGGATATTCCCCCGACACACTGTAAATTCTGCCGTTAGTCTTGAAAACTAACAAGTCATTCGCCATAGGCTTGCAAGTAATAATATCGCCGTCGTCCTTATAGCCAACCTCCAGCCATTTGCTAGACGAATCATCATTGCTGTTGTCCGTCCACGCGTCCTTGCTTTTTGCGTCGCCGGTCGCGGAGTAGTATAAATTATCATCGCCCCTGTGCGTCGTCACAAGCCGCCCAAGGCGCTCAAATACGTTATCGCATAACTTACTACTCTCGACTGTGAAAAGTTGCTCATAATTGAAATATTGCAGCTTGTCGCCACTTGCAATATATATGCAGCCGTCAAACTTACAGCATACCGGACGTTCGTTGCCTGTGAGCTGTCCTACGAGCGTCGCAGGCTCGCCGATATAAGCAAGATATATATTACCCTTAACCTTATCCGTTCCTGCACCAAACAAAAGATATGCTTCTGTCGCGGCGTCGTAATAAAAGTTTTTGATGCTGTCGTCTACACTCACTAGTGAAGCAGACGTGCCGCCCCTCGTGCGCAGACGGTTATAATCGTATTCGTAGTTCATTATCAGCTCTGCTTCGTTATCAGCGATTTGGTTCGGCGGCTGTGCTGTATTCATGCCGCCAGAGAAGTCACTGAAACTGTAAGCAGTCATCTGTTGTTCTCGTTCTATGGGCATAGCGGTTCACCTGTCTTTCTATTGAACACCTTATAAATACAACGCTTTATCCTCATCATCAGCATACTGTTCGTTCATGGTTGTACCTCGTTTTATCCGATACCATCAATATTTACTGTCTTACTTTCATCGTCGACACTAAACGGAGCATCAAATTCGCAGCATACTTCCTAACGCAAGGTATAATCTCCCTTACCCTCAGCTTCAAGACGTTTTAATGCTTCAATCATTTCACTAACAGTCATTGCTTTCACCTGCCTTTAGCTTTAAATCTGAGCAATCATACATAAGCAAGTACCAATCACAGCACCTGCCCATGTCGCTAGCAATCTACTGCATCAGCAAATTCGGGCAAGGTTTTGAGATACTCATAGCCTTGCTGGATAAAGTTGGTGCTGCCGTCAGAAACAGAGGGAGTAAAGAACCGTATAGCAGAAGCCACTTTTTCCTGTTTTGTAGAATCAGAAAACACTTGAATATCAATTCTCATCCTGTTTTTGTTGCCGTCGACAAAAACAATTTGAAAATATGCGTTTGGATAAACCTCTTGCTTTTTAATTGTATCTTTGTAATCTTGCTTATTTTGATAAGTCTTAGTAATTGTAAATAGTTTCGTAAGTGCCATAAGTTTAACCTCCAATTGTATACGTTGTGTTAAACACTACTTTAGATGTCGTTTTATTAGGATTTAAATTTTTCAAATACAAACTACGCCATTCACCCTCGAAAGGCATACGCTCAACACTACCATCATTATATACAACATCACACATACCAATAAAATTCCTGCTTGGAAATACAATAACATCTACAATTCCTTCTAAAGTTAAATACGCACTACCTGTTTGGTTAATGTTAATATAACCTTGTAGTGTAACTTTTTTTGCGTATCTTGCATTTTTTATTGTATTATAATTGAAATACCAGTATAGATTGTCATATACAGCCATAGGCAAGTCACTTTCAAGAGAGCTGTATTGAAAGTTTAATTGTTGATTACTTTCAGCAGCAAATAAATCAGTATATTTTTGTGGCTTAACTGGGAAATCTAGATAATTGTCTTTAATGCCAATATCGCCATAGTATTCTGCTTTGTTTCCGGTAATCAAAAACGGCTTGCCAGCTAATGTTTCGCCAGCTATCGTTATTTTGTTATTTACGAAACGTATGATTGTATTATTCACATCACTAGTAGCAACAGACGGTATTTTAACAAGCCAACCATCTGTTAAAGTTTCTCCATTGCCATAAAAATAACAATTCTCTATTATAGCGTAACTCGAAAAAAAGGGATGTGTAAACTCAAAAAATGTTTCATTATACTCAAGATAACTATTCATTAAACTAAAAGAATGAATATCATGTGTTTTAAAAACAGTATTATTCCCTTCAAAATCCGAATCATAGATAACTATTTTTCGTGCTTGATTATTAAATTGAAAACATACATTAGTTCTTTGGACTGAGCCTTGAAAACTAATTGAATTAAATTGGTCTGGTGTATTAATACCAATGTCACAATAAAGTATTTGAATGCCACTAAAATCATTAATCCAAGTGCCATAAGCAAAATCCATTGCTATTCTGCATTTTCTAAAATAAAGATTTTTAAAAACACAAAATGAGAAAACACCTTTAATACCACTATCGTTATATTCATCATTTGTGCTTGTAAATCCTAAATCTGTTATCTCTAAACCGTAACATTTGGTAAAGTTAAAAACTCCAATGATTAAAGATTCATGTTTATCGTTTCCTTTTATGCTTTTTGCTTTATTTATATCAACAGGATTTGTCAGCAAAAATGTACCATTAGGAATAAAAAGTAATGAATATTTGTTAGCGGCTTTTTGTATTCTCTCACTGTCATCCGTCACCCCGTCCCCCTTCGCACCAAATTGCTTAACATTAACCGTACCGTTCTCCACCACCAGCTCCGCTACATTCCCATTCGCCAGCTCATGCAACGAGCCACCATCATCAACGTCCCCGTCAACTTTAGCACGTATGATATACGTACCTCCACCGCCGTCGTTGGGAGAGTAATATCCTAGCGTCTGTGCTGTCATACCTGCTTTTAGCTTTTTGTCTGCTTTCATAGCTTCGGCGGAATTATAATAATTTGCTGTGCGTTTGTTGATAGCAAAGAGCGTGTTGGCAGGTGTCATGTATTTTTCGTTGGTTTCGCCTGCTGCAACTTCCTCGTCAGAAGCAACAGGAATCTTTACGTTACCTGCTTCATCGGGAGTAATGCCGTCAACGCTTTCAACGCCGATACCAATGTTTACCGCTCCGTTTTTATCTGGCTTCTGCCCATTAACAGATGTAGCTACATGAGATTTTAAAAGCTCTAAGCATTTCTTTAATCTCTGCTTGTCGATAATATCCTTTAAAAAGCTCATTACTTAAACACCTCCGTAATAATCTCTTCCATATCAGCATCAGAAGCAAGCTTAATGTTGTAATCACTAGCTGCTATCTGCCATGTTACTGTACCGTCTGTCACCGTATCGCCTATGCTTACGCCCGAAAAATCTGGCTCTATACTTCCAGTAATACCGCCTGTTACACATAATAAAGCAGTACCTTTTTTTGGCAGGTTAGGAGAATACACAATGTCATCTTGATTGTAAAGAGTAGTGTTTTTTCTAATATTCATGCTTTCAAAAAGGTACTGCGCTTTCTTGTCGTTAGCGTTTTGAAGCTTATTAAAAAATTCCATAGTAGGCGGCTCATCAATGCTAAGATAACCCCAACCTCTGATATAGGATGTAGACGGCCAATCAAGAATTTCGCCAGTGCCTGCACCACTAGCAAAAATTTCGTTGAATTTAGGCTGCTCTAAACTCATTGGATAATACCTCCTTTAATTTTAATCGTCCTTGCAAACGAACCCTTGCCGAAGCCTTGAAAGTTACCATGGTTTTCTCCGTTGCGAGAAAAACCAAAAGTGCGTCTGCCATCGAAAGAATAGACATAAAGAATGCCGATGCCAGCTCCGCGAATAACAAGATTCAGAGCATCAACTAAACGGCTTTCCTGTGCTGTAACTTGTCTGCCGATTCCTATTCTCATCTTTGCATTACCGCCATTAACAGCAATTACACGGTCAATGTTAAAAATTTGCTTTATGCTTCTAATGGTGCTTAACCTTGAACAGTCAGAATTATTTTTGTTGATTTTAGCGTAAACAGCAAGGCGATAATATCTATCGTTTAAGTCACTTGATTTTAAATAGCGGTCATACGCTCTGCGGAACGGAGCTTGTCCGAAGCCTTTGTTGCCGTGGTCTGGAAAGCCAAAGAAGTCCATAGCAATAACATCCTCGACTCGCCTTGATACGTCAGCAACATCACCGCACATATCAAGCTGCTTGCCAACAGCGGTACTCGGCCATATCTGTGTGCTTATCTGCTCACGCACATTGTCTATCTCGTCAAACTCGTTTCCGACAGCATTTAGCAAAGCCTTAATGTTTGGCTTGTTGCGGAACTGGCTCAACAGATGCTTATACATTCTTTCACTTGTCGTCATAGTTACAACTCCAATGCTACATTTATGTTAGCGAGCTTCGCTACCGCCAGCTCTCCGCGACCGATAGGAATATTCTCCTGCTTGTACGTTTGACCGTCTTTAGACACGCTAAGCTCAATATAGCTAATACCGTCAACGCCGCTGTAAATAGGACCAAGCAAGCGTTGATAAATAACATCATTGCCCATCGACAGTTTGCTAATTTGCGCCACAATAATGTTGCGTATTTTCTCGATAGCGTCGCCAGGCAAAACCTCTTCGTCATATTCTTTGATACTTGCTTTAACATAGATGGGCACTTCCTGCGGACGACTAAAATAGATATGCTCAGTGACGTTGTTGTCGTCCACAATCTCAACGTCAATTTCACCGTTTGTATCAATGCCTAAAGGTGCAACATTTAAGATAGTGCGAGCAATAGTTTCTTCATCACCACCGAAAACAATAGCTTGGAAAGAATGAGGTTTTAAGCCATCAACCGTTTCATCTGTGCGGTTCTCATAAATCGTAACACTAGTAACATCTTGCAGCTCCATCAATGCAGCCTTAATGCTCTCAACCATGCCTACACTGTTTTTAAAGACCGCCGACGCATAACGTTGACGCACTTCACTGGCTGTTTCGTAGTCACGTCCTACATATGTTTTAGACTCATTGCTAACGCTAAACCAGCCATCATAATTCGTGTTAATATAAGTAACGCTGTTCAGCAAAGGTTCAATTTCTCCGTATTCCTCACAATCAAAACGAATAGGACTGCCAACCTGCGTTACTACAAATGATTCATTAGGCACAACCACAGCTCCATATCGCCTGTCTGAGCGCTCAAAAACCAAACAATACTGCCTTGCCACTTTTCAACGCTCTGAGAAGCCAAGGCAACAGCGACAATCAACGCAGTATCATTTTCTTGCGCTGTATATTTTATAACTGCATCATTATCAAACTGCACACTGTAAACCTTTCCTTTAGTTGGCGTTTCAACTTCTAGCGTTACATGAACACAGTCATTAAGAGTAATCGTGCTTTCCTCAATGATATTCCATTTGTAGCCGGAAGCATCTTTAATCTGGCAGTTAGCAGGGAGAACCATCCCACTACGTCCATAACAAACAGCATAGAGATAGCTTGCCTGAGCTTTCTTGCGCTGCACATTTGTGTAAGCAAGCGTATTATCTAAGCTGCCTTCGCTGGCGCTAATTGGCGAGCGGTCGTAATAATCACGCTCTAAAAGTTGCCACATTCGGTCAAGTTCAGCAGCATACACACCCACGAGAACGCCTATCATGCTGTTAGGTTGACGGCTAACTGTCGAGCCTAAATTTTGCTCCAAGCTTTTAAAAATATCTTCACGAATTTCCGGCAACCGCTTTCTGACGAAACCGTTAACTGTTACTCCGTACTCCATAGCCTAAAACCTCCTTCCTTACAATCATGCCGTATTCAGTTTCTACTTCATAGCTTAATAACATTTTTCGTGTAGAAGATTCAAAATCAATATCAATGCTAACTAGATTGCTTACTCCGTCAACTTTTAAAATTTGCTCACGGAAAAGCTCTCTAATTAGCGTAAAATTAGGATTTTTAACAAGCACATAATCGAGATAAGGTACGCCATACGTAACATCTAAAAACCACTCACCGAGGAACGTAAGAAGCTGAATTTTTATCTGCTGCGCCACACGCTCAACATTGTCGATAAACATTACATCTCCATTAAGTGCAAGGTCATGTGTCTTTGCGTTTAAAGCAAGGTCAAGCATTGCCAACACCTCCGATATAACTGGGAACATATACGTCCAAGCCGTTCTCTTGAATCTGTGTTAACAAGCCACAATCAAGATAAAGCTTCTTAACAAGTATTTTCTTGTTAGGTGTTTCTACAACATTGCCCCTATCCTCTACAAGACAAACGAAATCCATTTTACTGTTGCCTTGCCAAAACGATTCCGCATAATCATTAATCTGCGTAGCTTCAGTAACCCTAGCTGTCAAAATATCTTTGATAACAGTATCAAGCTCCGGCTGTTCAGCATCAACAATCTTTTCACCAGCACTTCCTTCTGCCTGTGCAGATGTTTCAGAAGTAGTATATTTGATTTTATCGGCAAGATTTTCTGTTATCCATTCCCACGCATACCAATACGGCGTTAAATCAATCCTGCCTACATCAGCATTGTATTCAATGCCGTACTTTTCGTCATCTTTGCACTTTAACGCCGCTTTTGTCTGCGATACATAAGCGCCACGAATAACAGCACGAACAGAATCAGATACACTATCAGCATTGCTAAAATAACTATCAATAGCTTTTTCAAGCTGGACAAAATACGTCCATGAGCTTGTTAGTGTAGGAAACGCCGCAATGCAAGCCGCTTTTTGTTCCTCGTAGGCTCTCAAAACATCTTCTTTCTTCATAGCGTCCCTCCTTTACTGCGACGAACTCGTAGTACCATGATGGTACGAATGTGTATGACCTATAAGGCTAATGCCGCCCCCCTGCACATCTCCTGTGCAAGTAATTGTCCCTTGCACGTTGATATTGCCCACGACGTTAATCGTGTTGCTAGGCGTAAGGCTAATCTTTGTACCGCCATTAATAACTTCCACGTTATCAGCAGAAATTGACTGCGAGGGCATCATGCCGACAAAACAAAAACCGTCGGTCAAATCATATTGCCGTGGGTCGTGGTTATCGTCACTCCCTGCGCCTAACCATTCATCAATACTACGTTCGGAAAATACTATCAAGCAGCTATCTCCTGCTTTAACCGGATAGGTAATCTGTGCCGCTCCTGCGTGGGGCATAAAAACAGGAACGCCGTCGATGACAGGATATTCAAGCACCCTATCATCGGCGGTGTATTTCTTTAGTGTTGACTTAACGCTGGCAAGGCAAGTAGAAGCATCAAATGACAAAATCGTACCAGGCAAGCAGGTGTGAATGTTGCCTATTTTTTGCTGCATAAGATTTTCCAATCCTTCCAGCGTATCTGCTGTTGCATCAAGGCTCATATCTAATCACTCCTTCGGTACAATCTCATACACTTCAAGCTCTGTATACCAGTTTTGACCGCTATATGAGCCGTTATGATTTAAACTTTCAATTTTAAACCAGCCTTTTATTTTCTGCGAATCAATATAAACTAAATCTCCGGGGTTTAATACAGGCTGAAGCAAGCATTTTACTCGCCAACCTGCTTTTTTCTCACGTTTAGGTTGAGTAAGCTTCTTTTTCTTTTTTGTTGTCTGCTTTGCAGCTTTTTTCGGTCCTTTAAGCAGTTTTTCCACAAAACCTACTAGACCGCTTTCGGGAGTAAGCTTTATAGCTTGCACGTTGGTGTTACCGCCTTGCTTAATAATCTGCAAGGTATTATTTTGAATACTCCATTCTAAATCAGTGCCAGCGCACACTTTATCAAGGCACTCACGTCCTGCACCAACAAAAGAAAACCCATTCGCAAAAGTCGTAAACTCACAATCATCAGCATACGTTACTACAAGTCCCATATCTGCTGCCACATCGTCAATAGCTTTCTTCCTGCTAACATCTTTAGCATAAGACAAGGACACGATGCTATCACGAATAGCAACGTGCCCATCATAAAGCTTCATCTCTGTTACTTTGTCAGAACCGCTCATATAGGAATAGCAGTCGGTTACCCAGCCGATGAATATTCTTTTCAAGCCAGCATCCTCGCTGTACCCTACTTCAAGGATGCAGATTGTATCTGCTCTCTCTAATTTATCGGCTGTCGCTTTTGACAAGTTATAAATTTTCAGTGAACAGGAATTGCTTTGCTTGGCAAGACTTTTTGCAATGTCAAACTCAATCTCTAATCCTTGTTCTTTCGCCTTTGCTTCAATGACAACACCGTCCGAACCTTGTACGCCTAGAGTAATTTTATAAATGCGGTCAAACTGTGCCATAGTTAACCTCCGTAAAATTCATCTTCCGTGCAATACACTAGCGTAGCAGCACCGCTCTGAAAATCATCTCTGCCAACTTCCTCTTTTTCAGTCAGCACAATAAATTCTCCGCGCGGTACATTCTTTATGTGGTGGTTCATTAGCAGCGGAAATTTAGGCACTACACGAACATTAGCAAGAATTACATTATCGTTAGCGTCCCACAGATGAAACGTCCAAAACTGTCCTTCATGATTCCACATCATACGTATTTTGTACTTTACATCGTTAAGCGGAACGCTAAAAACAACATCATTGCCATTTGCAAAATTAATTGTAATCATGCCCCTGCATCTCCTTTAGTAACGTAATCAAAAACGCTTGCTGCTATACTTTTATTCGTAACTTTCTCCTTGACTTCCTCAACACCGCTGCTAACATTACCGCCACCACCAACATCAACAGAAGTTGTATCCGCTGCTCCTACATTTGCCGCTGTTTCTCCTGCGTTTTCTTCCTGCGACGCTGTTACAACATTTTCGGGAATCGCCGTAGTCTGCGTAGTCACCTTGACAATTTGTATAAAGGCAAGGTCAGCATAGATAATGCTTTTCGTAGAATCCTGCTTACTAACACGGCATGAGGTCATAACCATGTTGTCATACTTCTTCTCTGGTCGAACGATAGTGACAGGCTCTTTCTTATCCCGAATCTCTTCGAGAAGCTGCAAGCCGTTAGCAAATTTCTTTGCTCCATAACCGTTCTTCCAGAACCACGTCACAGGTGAAGAAGCGATGCCGACAGTCATTGTCAGTTTTAGCGGTTTGTTGACAATATGGTCAGCAATCTCAAAGCCTGTTTCTACTGGATGCTCAGTTACATCTTGGTCGTAGGTGTACTCAAACGACTTTACAATATCGACTTTCAGCGAGCCTACTTGTGTAGGATTTTTGATGTTAAAACCTAAAATATCTGCAAGCATACTCTCACCTCTCAGACGGCAGGATAGCGATTGTTAATATCATTGCCCAAACCACCATTATCGCGTTCATCTAATGCAGCGACAACAGCTTTACCAGTAGCTTTAGGATTGCTAACACCAGTGATATAGAAAGTGTTCTGCTGATTACCGCTATTGTTAACGCTAGTTGTTGAGCTTGTGGACGTAAAGCCTACCTTGCCATAATAGCCTAAATCGTTAGGAGTAGCAGGGCCAGTGCCGTGTACGCCTTTATCAACAAAATTGGAAAAACCTTCTTTAATTGACGGCCAAAGAGGTCCACCAAATTTTTCTTTCAAGCTCTCTCCCCATGACCTTGCTGTTTTTGCAATTTTATCGCTCAGTTTACCGAGCAAATCAATAGCAAGCCTAATAAGGTCAATAACACGCATATTTAAAAATTTCTCAAATGCTTTAGAAGCAGAATCCCACGCTTCTGTAAACCAGTTACAGAAATTCTGCCATTTCTCGCCCCAGCCAGTCAGCGCGCTTCCTATCACGCTTTCACCGCCAGAGAACCAACGATACAGGTCGCGGATAAGCTCAAGGATAATCCAAATCCACGTAAAGAGAGGTATAAAGCGAATAGGACTATTTTCAAGTGTAGTCAGAAATTCGTTAGCTTTTTTCTTTACAGCGTCAAAATCGCCAAACCAACGCTTCATCATTGTGTCTGCTGTCGGGTCGGTTATCCACTTATAAAAATCCTGTATAAGCAGGATAACGAACGCAATCGCTGCCGCAATCAGCAAGAATTTGCCCAACATAAGCATTTGAATAGCTGCACCTTTTCGCGTCTGGCTATTAAATACTATTTGCGCTCCAGTAGCCAATATTAAAGCATCACGCACAGCAACAATCCATTTCACAGCAGTTGCAATCATCATTACAAATCTGCTCCATTTTGCCATAGCAAAAAGAACACCAAAATAGATAGCTGCAACACGCAAGCCAGCAATAAAGTTATCAAGGTTAAGCTTTTCGATATAGTCAGCAAACTTCGCCATACGTTTTGCCATGCCTTCAATAACGCCTGTCTTATCCTCAAATTCTTTGAAGAATTTACCAAGAGCATTCTGCATTTTGTTAGACGCTTGCCCGACAGTCCACGGCATCTTGCCTAACTCCATTTTTAAGCGGTCGGACTGACTTCTAATAGCTTTAAAAACATCTTGCGCAGTGAGCTTACCTTCCTGTCCCATTTGCCTTAATTGTCCGATTGTCGTTCCCATACCTTCGGCAATAGCTTTCGCAAGACGAGGTGCTTGCTCCATGATAGAGTTTAGCTCATCACCACGCAGCGTACCAGAACCTAACGCCTGTCCTAACTGTACCAAAGCAGCTTCTTGTGATGCCGCAGAACCGCCACCCAGCAACATTGCGTTCGATACGTCCTCGGTAAACAGCAGAATATCTTTAGTGCTTTTCTTTAGCTCCTGCGCATTACGTGCAACAGAGGTAAAAAGTTCAGCCGTAGAGCCGTATTGCTGACGTGTACGGCTGGCAATTTCATAAATTTCTTTTTGAACAGCCTTTGACTCCTGCTGACTTTTAGTTACGTTGTTAACCTGACCTTCGATAACCTTCCATTCGTCAATGGAGTTAATGATGCTGCCAAGGGTAAACGATACGCCAGCGAACGCCGCAAGCTGATTAAATTTTGACCATAAGGAATCAACCTTATCTCGTGCCTTATCAGCAGAATCAGCAACACGTTCAAGTCCTGTCTTGACTCTTTTTGTGGTCTGTTCTACTTGATTGACGTTAGCGTGGTTTACCTTAAAGCCAATGGCAATAGCTAAACTTCTTACGTCCACGGCGCATCAGCTCCTTTCTTTTTTGGGTGGTCAAGATGATACTTCTGAATATCGCTCTGCATATCAAGCAGAGCATTTATTTTGCACAAGTCACCTAAAGTTACCGTGCCATCTTTAATTTCAGTTACTGTGACGACTTTCGCCAGCACTGGCCGCCAAACAAAAGATTCAGCGGTCAGCACTGGGTTAATCGTGCCAGGTATTTCTATCTGTTCGCCAACATCTCGCGGAATCCAGAGAGGTTGGGAATTAAATCGAAAAAATCACCGAAATTCACCTCGATAATAAATTTCTCCAGTTTCAGCATATCAACGAGCTTGCCGGTAAACAGCTCATTAACAACATCTTCAGTTAACATAACAGCTTCTTCCTCGCCTTTAATCTTAACGCTGACATATTCAGCATCAAGCAGACGCTCAGAAAACTGTGTCAGCACTTCGCCATTAAAGCTTTCGCCCAACTGCGCAAGGATGGCACCGATATTGATTTGAGCACCCAATAATGCTTCTTTCATATCCTCCGTTTCTCCGTTAGATGTTAAACCGCCTTTCAAAGCAGCAGTAATAGCTTTCTGTAAGTCACCATACAGTTTCAAGCCTTGCAACGGCGGAAGAGCACGAACATAAAAGGTGTTCGCACCGATTTTTCTGTTCTTTACTTCAAACTTTGCTTGTCTCATTTTTTACCTCTTAGCTGTGACCGCCAACTAAAAATGCTTCATCGGGAACAACAGCCATAAAAACCCACTCACATTTTCCGTCAGAAGCAGATTTACCACGTTGGAAATTAGGTTTCTTGACAATCCATGCCTGATCACTAACCATAACGCTGTCACCGCTCAAATCTTTAATAGTTAACGGCAGCAAGCCAGCGCCGTTTTGATTGTCTGCATCTTGAATCAAGCTTAATGCTGCATTGCTGGAGCTGGACTGCAACAGAGTAACAGTGATTTGCTTTAAGACAGAGGACGGGTCAATACTGCGGACAATTTCCTGGTCACAGCCGACAATAGCGGAAATTCCGTCACCTTGCGTTTCGATATTAATAAAAGTACCTTCGTCAACGCCTGTTAAGATAAGAGAGCCGAACAGTACCTTAACTTTCTTCGGGTCGTATGTTTTTACTCTTGCCATTTGTTACCCTCCTTTAAGCTTTCTGAATAAGATTCTCATATGTCAAAGAACCTTTAATGTTGACAGCATGGATAGCACCTGCCAGACGAGCAGTAAACTTTACATCGTCAAGAACTCTTTGCGCTTTCTTGTTTGCGCTAATATTAGCAGCTTTAGGAACTGTAATGGTGTAGCCAAGATTTCTATTGCCATCATCATCATATTCAGTCGGAGCGATACCGCCACGGTCTTGACCAAGCTTTAACACTTTGTTCAGCACACCTTCGACAAGCGCAATGCCAGCATCAGTGTACGGCAATTTCTCACGATTAATAAGCATTGCAAATTCTTCGGTTTTAATAGTTTCGACGAGCCAGTCACGGAAACGGATAACGTCAATCCATTCACCAGCACAAGTCTTGCCATTTTGAGTAATGCTGACATTCTCCGAGAAGTTTTCAAAGGTGTTGTAGTTTTTGGCAGTCAATGCAAGATATTCTGTTTCGGTTAAATCATCGTTTGTAATGCCGGAAAGCTTTTTATTTGCCCATGTTTCACCACCGGGATATACAGTAAAGCATCTGGACATTACAGCGGCTTCAGGAAATTCCTTTTCTGCTTCCTTATGATAAAAAATAAAAGTGCGATAATAATTTTTCGCTTTCAGTTTGCTGCCTGTATCTGTTGCAACGCCAGCTTGCAATGCATCAGTTTCGGCAACAGATGTGCCATACAGTTTTGTATGAGCTTCAACCCATTCTGCCATTTCCATAATTTTGGCAGATGTGCTGTCAGCATAGCACAAGCCATACCAATCATTGTCAGCAGCACAAATCTTATTCATATTATCAGCAACGGAGCTATCAGAGTTCATTCTACCGATTTTAACCTTTTCATAATGCGGAATCTGGCTGAAAGCCTGTAATGCAGCTTTATACACAGCATCCTCAGCATTCCAACCTAAATCTAAAAGCTGGTCAGCGTCCGTAATGGTCAATACATACGCCGGAGCAGCGTGCTCATGTGCAGATACAATCATCAGTGTATTAAAGCCATTGGATGAAATACCTGTTGTATTCAAAGCAATCTGCACATTGACTAATCTGTCGATATTTGCCATTCAATTCACTCTCCTATTCTAATTCACCAGTGATTTCAATTTTTACAATTTCCCCATCCACAGCAGGGCGTTCTTCTTTATCTTTGCCGTTGCTCGTCGTGCCGTTGATTTTTAGCTTATCAAACCAGTCTGCGCCGTCCTGCAACAGCTCACGACTATACGACACAGTGAGGTCGACAGAACCTCTTTCCTGCCACGTAGTACCATCGAGCGCAGCAGTCAAATTTTGTACCTGCTCTACACTGTTTACAGCAACATTGGCTTCGCTACACAGGTCAATAATGTCTGGCATTTCTACCAAATATTTAAGCTGGTCTAAAAGCTCTAATGAGCCTTCTCCGATAGCCTGTATATTTACCGTGGCTTCTTGAAAGCCTGCATTGCTGTATTGTTCGCTCTTAGGCAAAAAAACGACCTCATTGCCTATATTTCTTTCAGACAAGAGGTCTACAACAATGTTTAATTCATTCGTCGCAGGAGCATTCGTTTTCGCCCTGCGCACTGGCACAGAAGGATAAAGCTTCTGCATTAGTGCGATAAAAAAGGTATGTACTTCATTTCGGGTGTTAGCTTCACTCAAAATTCGCTCACCTCCACAGCATAGGCACGGTAATGGTTTATAACGTCGCTTTGAAAAATATCACTAGCGATAATCTCAAACGTCCTGCCGCGCCATATAAAGCGGTCAGCCTGCGTTCCTGTATGTTGGTCGGCAGTATACAGCTCAACGTCTGTATAAACCTTTACCGCTCTCCCTTGCCTACGTCCTTCTGGCAGTGCGTCCATCTCATTCGCCTTTAACGCTTGTACGCTTGCATAAATTTCAAGCTCCTTTGCGTCGGGATAAAGATATGTTCCGTCAGCAAGTAATTCGGGTTTACCGTCATAACGCAGGACAGTTATAGGCTT